TCAGCCATTTTTGTTCCTTTCCTAGTTAGTTTGTTTATTACTTTTGTAGCAGTATGTTTCCTATATTTTCTTTTACACTCTCCCATGAGGGTATATTTTGAATATAAGACTCTTTCTGTTTCTTAGATACTTCCACTCTTTCAATAGGGCTCATCTCCTCTATAGCGTTTGGAAGCATTGACCATTCTGGACCCATATACGTAGTTAACCTCCAATCAGTAATTGCAGGTACTCCTATGTAAAGCGCTTGAGATAAAGTCGGAAACCACCAAGGATTTCCAGATTTATAAACTGAAACTAAAACTCCCATTGAACTAGATATTCTAGTCAATATGTCTTTATTGCCTTCCCACTTAGTTGCTCTGTAGTTAACCTGTGGGTTAGATAGAGAAAGAGACACTTTACGATACCAATCGGTCTTAGGATTATCTATGCACCAATAACTTCCGTCAGCATAGTTGTGTATTGGGTTATTAATCTCTAGAAGGTAAGCGTCTGGGTTAACTAAGAATAATTTTGTTTTATTTATATTAGGTATGTATTTAGTAACTACCTCTTCAGTAGACCAAGGGTAGGACGGAATAATTGTTTTAGGCCAAGCACCGCCATAAAGTTTTCTAGCACCCTCTATTACGTTTTTATAGTTTTTAGGCTCTAAGGCTAATTTGTACTCTCGCTTTTTAGAGTAGAAACTGCCAAAGAAAGATTCTGGTTTTCTGTATATGTCTCCTAAACTAAAGTACAGTTTGTGAGGGTCTATCGTGTCTATAAAGAGAGAAAGAGTTCCTAGATCACTAGCGTGATTTATTACAGATAAAGCGCCGTATGCCCTGTGGGACGCAATACCTGTTGGCTTAGCGATACCCACCAAAATGGCGTCATATTGAGATAAATAATCTTTAGTCATAGTTACTGAAGGATCTTCCCAAGTAACATCAAAACCTAATTCAGTTAAAGCATTATTAATATTTCCAGCAAATGAAGGAACTTTTTCGTTTGTATTTTTGGATGCATGAGAGGCTGTGCATCCTGTAATTAATACCTTCATATAAACCTCTTATATCTAAGATGGTTACTAGATGTTGTTGTTAATTCCCCTGAACAACAACAACATCTAGTAAACTCTATTTTTATTTAGAACGGAGCAGCAGGAGCAGCAGCAGGAGCTGGCGCTGGTGCAGGAGCAGGTGCTGGCGCTGGTGCAGCAGCAACTGGAGCAGGTGCTGCAGAAGTTTGCGCAGCGTTTGGATAGTAGTTCTTGATTTCATTCTTCTTAGAACCATTCCATGTACGTGTTCCAACTTGAGCACGGAAACGCTTACCAGAAATTATTTGCTCAATTTGAGCATTGGTTGGCGCTGGTTGCTGTAAGAAGTAATCACGAGGTACACCAAGAGCATGCATCTTCTTGAAAAAGATACCAAGAGCAGCAGGACTATCTGGAGAAACAACTAAGTTGTCCCAGAGAAGACGCTTGTTATGAGCGCCACCTTCAACCTGCGCTTTTACAGAGAACATTGTTTTACCACTCTGTGTCATTTTATGCGTAGCCTCTACGACTACAACATCATAATCACCATCTGGAAGCGGATCATAGTTACCTGATTCGCCTGCTTCTTTGATGAGGTCACCCCAATTTAGAGTACTCATTTGTTATACCTCTTTCTTTTCTTTAGTGGTTTTGTCTTGAGTAGTTTGCTTAGTTCCAAAAATGGTATTAAGCATTACTTCAATTGATAACTTGTCTTGCTCGACTATAGAACCTAGACGACCTTGTACTCGCTCGCCAGCCTCATAATCGTTTGTTCTTTCCACATACATACGCCTTACTTTATAAGGAGGCTGTAGTGGATCTGGATTTGCCATTTGCTCTACTGTCAACGCACCAAGAATGTCGTAAAAATATGGTGCTTGAATTGCTAGTTGACCTTGTAGATACGGACGGTGTCTTCCATCCTGGCTTGTTCTTGACATAGCAGTTAGTACAACTGCTTCAAGAGGATTTGTAGCATGCATAGTTAGATCGCGAAGATCACGAAGAAGCCCACCCATGTGACGAAGAAGTTCGCCCCACTGTTGCATCTTCATTTGTTCTGTGCCTGCGATGCTATCCATACATTTCACTTGTAGTTCAGAGATTGAATCAATAATCAAACTCTTGAAGTGATGCTTTCCAAGTTGTAACCACTGATAAACCTTAATAACAGTGTCATAGTCACGAACTGTAACTACAACAGTGTCCCAAGTTCCATCAGCGATTGGTGGTTCCTCGCGAAGAGGATCCCAATACTTAACAACGATAGGTAGGAATCGGTGCCCACCCTCGACGTCAAGCATGAGTCGTGGGTATGGAGCAGTTACAGCAAAAGTAGATTTACCTACCTTGCTTTCTCCGTACACCATAACCGTAAGAGAGCGTTGGATCTCACTCATACGTCACTCGCCTCCTTTTTTCTCTGTTTCGTAATATGCATAAGGATCAGTCTCCTCATACATTTCACTAAGTGCTTGTTCAGCGGCGCTTCCGTCGTCAAACATTGGGCAGATAGTAAAAAATTGGCATTTCCATTTACAGTCACGACTTGGTTTTGGATAAGCATTAAACGCATGGCTCTCACCAGCATCTAACGCCTGTCTTACTCTCATTAAATCTGTAATCGTTCCGTGAATTCTATTCCAGAAGGAACGTAAAGTAAATATGTTATGGCGAATCTCTACTTGATCATAAAACGGAGGTTTAGCAGCCGCAGTTCTGCGAACTTTTTTAAGAAGAGTAAATATTCCGCCTTCACTTCTTTCCTTTTCATCTGTTTTAGTGGACTCTAAAAGCATGTATGTCATAACCTGTTCATTCATGTGAGCCATATTTGCAAATTCAGATAAAGAGCCTCCTACAGTTTTAAAGTCACGGAACATTCTTACACCATCGGCTTTGCGACGAACACGCATATCAAGTTTTCCTTGAAGTTCTACTTCACCATTAAACAGTGGAGCAATAATTGTTTCTTCAGTTGAAATCATCTCAAGTTCTGCATCAATACCATTTTCTTCTACCCATTGCTCATAACCTTCGAGCATGATGCGACCCAACTCTCCTTCTGTTTCAAGGTTAGATACATCTCTAAAATCTTGTAGTAAAAGTTGTTTATCTTGTTCAATTAATTCAGAGTGCGCAGTTAGTAGAGGAACACCTTTTGCGTAATGAGCATCTAGAGCGGCGTGAATTCTACTTCCCATAGCAAGTGGACCAGTCATATCTTGATGCTTAGGTTTTAATGCACGGTAGTAAGTTAGCCACCACCTGCGGCGACAATCTTTAAATGTCTGTATTTCCGAGTTAGATAGTCTTATGACTCCACTCATAGGTTTCCTGTCTTATCATCTTGTAGTAGTTTTAGAAGTTGATCTTTATCTTTAACAATTTGTTCAAAGTTATCGGCTTTAGTTTCTAAAACTTGGATAACTCTCTCTTCTATAGTTCCTTCCGTAACATAGTCGGTAATTACTATAGAGTCATGTATTTCGCTTCCAATTCTGTGTACGCGATCTAATACTTGCTTGTAATCAACTAAAGACCAAGGTCTTTGAAGCATTATCAGACGACGAGCAGAAGTTAGTGTAATTCCAACTCCTCCCGCTTGGGCTGTAAACAGAATCCATTTTATTGCTCCAGACTGAAAATCGTCAATAGCCTTCTGACGTTCGTCTTCATCTTGATCTCCTGTAATTAATCCATGAGAAATCTTTTTCTTTGTTAACTCCGCGCTCAGTAGATTAATAAGTTGTTTAGAGACGGCGCTTACCGCTACAGAGTCATCTCCAAAGTCTCCGTTTTCAATATCATCCATCAAAGCATCAATTTTGCATGAAGGAGCATCGAGCACTGCTCTAGGCTCACCAGTTACTTCATTGGTGGCAATAGTTGCATAAGAACTAGCAAACTGAAGAAGTCTTATTGTTTGAGTTAGAACGCTAGGTGCTGCAAGAGTATCGCCAGACTCAAGTTCAGAGATCATTAAATCTCTCATCTGCTCGTAGGCTTTTTTCTGTTTAGTAGACATCTCTACATCTCTGCGCTCTTTTAGAACTGGAGGCAGGTTTGGTAGTACAACTTTTTTAAGCATGCGTCTCATGTATGGATTTACGCTCTTATAAAACTCATCCTGCATCTGAGGCTTAACTCCTAGAACCATCATTCCACCAAAAGCGTTAAGCATTACATCAACCATTCGATCAATCCATTTTGTCTTGCTAGGCCAGTCCTTTGGAGAGATCCAGTGAAGTATTGACCAGAGATCTACAACATTGTTAGCAATAGGTGTTCCAGTTAGTGCAAAGCGAATCTCAGAAGTGCCAGAGGCAGACCAAAGAGCACGAGACTGTTTTGACTTGGGATCTTTACTTCTATGAATCTCGTCCGCAACTACTGCTTTAAATTTAAAGTTGTTTAACTCTCTTAAATGTACTTCGCAACGATTCTCGCTAATCTTTTCATCTTGACCACCGCAAGCACGGCATCTTGTTAAAGAGAT